TGGTTTAACGTTATTGTTCAGTCCGCAGGGGTAACTCCAAGTCAAGCTAGAGTAATGGCTCCTGCAATACCTGATGCTGTGCGATACATGCAAGATGCTGTTGAGGCAGGGATACCAATACAACAAGCCGTTGCAACGTACTTAGATGATATGTCAAAGACCAAAAAGAATTTACTGGGAATCCCTACAGAGGTAGCGAAATTTGACAAGGTTCCGTCAGCTAAAGAGTTGATGAAATTACAGAAGAATGCGGCTCAGGCTGTGGCAGAGATACAGTTGATAGCGTATTTGTTTGGGATACGTGACCTTGGAGATGGAGAGATTATGTCATGGATACTGTACGGTACTAATCCAATGACTAACAGAGAGCTACAGAGTATAGGATTGCCTAAGAAACCTACAGTTCCGCAAGCAGAGAACCTTACTGATCCTGCAACCACACAACAAATAGCACAGACTAAAGCTATAACATTAGAACAGCTATTAGCTAGCTAGGTTCAACGTCTATAACCCTGGCCTCTTGCAATTCTGCTTGTTGTTGCCGAGCTTTTAATGTGCCGACAAGTTCACGAATACTATCGTTAGCTTCCAGTATATGAGTGTGAGTAGTTTCTACTTCTAGTTTAGCGGTGCGAGCTTCACGAGCTTCACGTCTACGCTTAAGAGAACGATACTCTTTAATCATAGAAGAATCACCAGCTATAGCCATCTCACGCATGCGTCTTTCAACCTGATCAAAGGAAGCTTCCTCGGCATCAAGCATCTGTTCCATAAACTCAGGGTCGCTTTTCTCATGACGACGTAACGTTTGCATAGTAATGCTGGCATCGCCACAAGCTTCTGCCCTAGTCTTACCCATAGCTATAGCCATTAACAAAGTGCTTCTAGTTTTAGGATCGTCTAAAGCTTTTTTACTCATCTATGATTACCTTATCAAAGTCTACAACATAGACTCTGCGTTGTTTACCCATATGAAATATGCGTTCTTTCTTAGCGCCAAGATGATCTTCAAGCCACCTACCAAAAGCTGTATGTTTCTCAAAAGGTAACGGTAACTTAGGACCCCATGGAGCGTTCTGGATACGCATAAGTTCTATGGTAGAGATAGCTAACTTGCCTTCTTCCTCTATTGCGTAGACGGCAGTTGTTTCTGTTTCGTACGCCCAACGTAGTAGTTCAAGTATAGGGTTTTCGGTGTCAGCTATTGAAGCATCACGTAGTATTAGGTCCCATGACTTATCAGGTAGTTGCCATTTAATGTCATTATCTATTTGTAGATCGTGAACAAAGTGTTGCAACAAGTTGTAACCATATTGTAACACTCTGTAGTTATTGAGCTGACGACCTGACACACTGTCATCAAGTTCGTAATTGTCAGGTAGTTTAACAGAGTTAGTTAAATAGTTTTTATGCAACCACTTAAGGTAGACGTAACTAATAGTGTCCTCGAAATCTAATGAACCTAATGCCTCAGAGTTCTTACCTTCCATGGGTATGTTCACAATTATGGAACGATCTATGTGAGACTTCTCAGATAAGGTATCTTCACCAGTAACTATGACGGGACTGTCAGTAAGTATTTGAGCTACCTCAGCACGGTTAGTATTGACAGCTCCTTTGGTAGATACCTGACCTGTGTAAGTATCACGAAGTAATTGGTCAAGGGTTTTCTTAGCGTCATCTCTAGCACCTGGCCGGTACTCATCAAACCATATGGGGAATCCATTGGATGCCATGAAGTGTGATGAGATAGCAAACGGTGTGGTAGTAGTTAGGTTAGATGAGATCATCGAACCAGAGAAATGAAAGATCATAAGAGATGTCAATGTAGTTTTACCTGATCCGCTAGTACCAGACAGGTGCAGTATTGGATACTCTTTGAAGAGAGTACGTAAAGGTGCAGTAGCTAACCAGCACAACACAGGCATAGTAACCTCAGGTTTATGTAGCTCTACTAAAGACTTAAGTATGCGTAAAGCATGTGCTTCTTGCACGTTTTCAGACAACATAACATTAGTTTTGTCTAGTTTTAAACCAGTTTCTTTTGGGAGATACTTCCATTCTTGATCTCCAATAGAACCAGTAGGCCACACGAAGTCGCCCCTATGTAATCCTATTCTTGAAGTCATCCTTCCCACAGGTTTCATTGTAGCCTCATTAAGAAGGAAGGACCCTAATTTCTGAGCATCAGTAGTGTTACCAAAGAACTGTCTAGTATTACGCTGTGACCAATCAATAAGTTTTTGAACAGATCTAAATTCTGTAGAGGATATAGAAACATTCCTACCAGTAGGTAGAAGCTTGCCTTCTATAGCCCACGTATCAGAATCTTCACCTATTAAAAAACGAGTAATGTCAATAGCCCAGTTAGATATCTCAGTTCCCTGAGAACCATCACTAGTTAACCTGCGATACAAGTTACCTATCTTTGTAATCTTCTGTCGCTCACCATACGGCATCTGCCAGTTATTAAACAAGTCACGAATGTCCTGCTCCTGCATGTCAGCAACATCTTTATTATCAGGCAATGGAGTTAAAGAAACATACGCTTCCTTTCGATGCAACCACTCAGCTACCTGAGCACGACCAGATGTGCCAGCGGCATCACCATCAAACACAATAGATATGTCACGTTCAAGCCACACATCATCATCGTAAACTCCTAGTATCTCCTGAATGTTTTGGTTAGCGCCAGGGAAACCAACAACAACATATTCATTACCATACAAATACTCCATAACCCAAGTATCTGATTCCCCTTCACACATGATGACAGGCCCGTCAACATATTCCAATCTACGCAAAGCATCTCGTGTCCCGTAAAGAGCCATTTTGGACCCTACACCCGCTCTTTTACCACCACTACGAGACAATGTTTTGTATCCAATGATACTACTGTACTTATCATAGTACGGTGCAAACACCATCTCGTTTGGCATAACATGGATGCCGAACTCAGACCTAAGAAAACCTACCGGAGGCAGGCAAGGATGAGTTTTCTGATAGTGGAAATGCCATATACGAGCAGACCTGTCATCATGGCGAGGATTAGGCCAACGAAATTCACGACCCATTATCTCTGGAGTGGTGTAGTCAACTCCATTAGATAACTGGGTAGCGTACAACACACGAGCTAAATCAATAGCTTGTTGTGTACTCCAATCAGTTTTGAAACGTAAGATAAGATCAATAGAAGAACCTTGAAATCCTTCAGCGAAATCACCTACACGCCATTCGTTACGTTGATTGCGATAGACATCAAGAGAAGGATTCTTATCTTCCCGAAAGGGACTTGAATAAGATAACCTAATCTTGCCGACTATCTGAGGTTCGTGACCAAAGTAAGATAAGACGACAGCCGGATGTAGTTCTTTCCGCAGAGTTCTAGCGTTAGCTTGTTGTGCTACAGAGTTCGCTACATCCGGTGTCATTCCCTTATCCCCCTAAAATTCTTCTATGGTTTCGTTAAGTGCCATGTATGTGCAACGAAGCCAAGGCCGTTGTGGGTCCCTGTCATTCTCATCAAAGGTAGTACGTACCTTTAGTTTTGCACCCATCAAGGCACGCTCAATTTCCATTTCATCAGGATCTTTAGCCCAGAAAGCTTCGTTAGCTACAGACGTAGCGGCCTCAAGCTTCGCAAATGCCATAGCATTGGCTCGACCATTAGATGAAAAGTAGGTGTTATCCCAGAAACGTTCTCCAGAATCTTCACCACCTACAACTTCGTGCCACAAACTAACAGATGGAAATCCGTTAGCTGTTTCACCAACACGACACTCAACAACGACTGTCGTATATTCGCCACCCTCTTCGGGTGTCCACCGCTCTTCTGCTGAAGAACGTAAATCACTAAATGAAGGCATAATCTTCTCCTTTGTTTATTTTATTTATTTAGCGTTTCTAATATTTTTTCAATAGTAGGATCAACAATGTATCCTTTATCATGCTGTTCTGCAATTTGCCACAAACGACATTTAGCATCAACAAGATCAGTAGGTTCAAACTGCATAAGCTGACGAAGCTCGCCTTGCTTATCACGTTGCAGTTTCATAAACCCATGTATGTCTACTAAACCTGGCAAACGTTTACGTATCTGACCTTCCAACAATGGGCGCATGTAATGAGCCTCACGATCAGTAGCAGATATCAAACAAACATTCATAGGTTTCTTAGCACTAGGTTCAACAACAGACAAGAGATCCTCACACTGCATAAGCATATGATTAAGCACACGATTCCACGCATGGAACGTAAACTCAGCATCAGGATTAAACTCTTGGTTAGGTTGTTGAAGTTCACGCTTTAACTTTGTCTGATACAAAGTCAAGCTATCAAGAGTAAATGTTTCAAACGGATGCTCACCCTTTTTCAGGTAATCAATAATCCATTTAAGATCATCCTCTTCTTTAATGGGATAGACAACAGTATCAGCGTCATCTTGACCAGACTTATGCCAGTCATCCCAAAGAATTTTTATTCCGCCATACTTAGACTTAAAGCTAGCGCCTTCAACGTCAGCTATTAAACGAGGCCCAGGGCCAGACAAACCAAACGCTGTCTTACCTGAACCAAACACTCCATGTATGTGGAGGAATACTTTCAAATCATTCATCAAGTTCCTTTCTTGTGATCAACTTTCATTACGTATTCCCAATCTTGGTTAGCACTTTTCGCCTCACATGCGTCGTAAAAACTACACATAGAGGGACAAGTCCAAGTAGGGTTAGGTAAGTGTACCACGTCGGAACTTATTTGATGCAACAAATGAGTAATTTCATCCTCAGCTAACTTAATTCTTTCCGAATCAAAACGCATTTCATTAAGCTGAACATAAGGAGGCTTCGCTCGCTTGGTGTCTTTAATCTTTTTAATACGCAGATGACCACCAAAAGAAACAGGCGTATCATACACATGCTCCATGACCACAGCCATCGTACGCATCTGCCAATCAGAGTTCATCGGAGCCTGATCAACAGAAGCACCAGTCTTAAAGTCAATGATACCTAACTGTTCAGTAACCCGATCACGTACAATAAGATCAGGGCGACACCTAAGCTCCCAACCCAAGTCAATATACCAAGCATGATCTTCCTCCATAGAAACAATGTCATAACGATCAAAGAACTTATCTTCCTCAAACCAAAGAAAAGTATTAAACGCCATGACCTTAGCGTAAGGAACTATCTTCTCATATATCTCAGACTGCACAATCTCATTATCTGAATAAGCCGCAATCCAAGAATCAATCTCACGCTTTGCTACCTCCATCGCAGACATAGGACCATACTCAGGCTGAACCATAACAGGTATACCAACCTCAATAAGGTAATGCACCAACGAACCAAGGCACATAGCATTAGCTTTCTTAGGCCCATCATACTCCCAGCCATCTTCACGTGACCACTTAAACTTACGAGGACAAACACTGTACGTCACCAACCCAGTAGCGGACACACTGATCTTGCCTGCTGGGTTAAGCCGTTCACCTTCCTCATTGAATCTTTCTATTACTGTGCTATTCATTATTCTCCATTCTTTTGAACTGCATAAGAGCTTCAGCTACGCCACAAGAAGGACATATCCTTGTCTCGTTATCCAGTCTGCTTAACGCATAGTAGGGTTCTTCTATTGTATCTTGACACCAAGGACAATTACTCATGAATCGTGTACCTTTCCTTAATTGAATTGGCTAGCTTGTCGTTCATATCTATAACGCAATCATCATAGTTATCGAACCAGCGACTGCCCCAAATAGAACATGAAGCGCTATTGCCAGCATCTTTACAGGCATTATCGACAAGGATACTGTGCATAAACTTATGCTCATTCTCCACGCCTTCAACTTGCTTAGACTTGACATAAGCATGGACAATTAGATTCTGCCCATGATCATATTCAAGTGTTGTCGAAAGAACTTCTGTCTGGTTCTCCTCTTTATCTTCTTCTTTACGCATAGGGTAAGTCATAACTTTTCCTTTCTTTTCTGTTTTTTTATTTAATTATTTAAACAATGCCAGGGCGATAATCTTTTTCAGCAACACGCTGACGAGAAAAAGCACCGCATCCCTTACATTGATATTGAATATATGTCATAGTACGAGTACGTCTATAACCACGACGAATAACCTGCTTATGACCACACGTAGGACAACCATTCTTTTCGGTATACATATTCCAATTAGGATGATTGTTCATCCAAGGGCGTAACGCCATGTACACGTCGTACAATAAATTAATATCCTGCTTGTTGTACTTGACCATGGTTTTCCATGCCGCAGGATCACCTCGC